TCGTGTTTACTACGCATATATTCAAGCGTTTGTTTCAATGCGATTGCAGAACCCTCTGCGACTCCCTCGTCAAGTCCACGCATATAACCACGAAAGAGACCAAACCAGAAGGAAAAGAATATTGTCAATAGGACAATGATTGTATGTAATAATGCGTCCATGTTTACTCCAACTTAAAATTCTTGAATCGTTCTGCGGCTTCTGATTTATCGAATACTGGTCGAGCATCAATGACATTATTATCATCACCATCATCATCATCTGATAGACGCATCTTAGAACGGTCAACCTTCACAGTAAATCTATTATATTTGGTCGGGTCGTTGTATCTGTTCTTCAACTGTTTGACCAGTATCTTACCCAGATTATTTAGTTCATCGTTTGAGATGAGTGCGAACATGAGGTCTGCGGTAGCGGGTAGTCCAAAAGATTCGGATGTGTCTTCAAGCCCAACATCGTCATTAGAATAACCTGAACGAGTCGTCTGCGTTGCAGATACAATCGGAACGTTGAACTCGACTGCGAGTCCTCTAATTTCTTCTGCAATACTTTTAATGTATGAATATGAGTTGATAGCACCGCCCATTCCTTTCATTCGTGATGACGCACATATATTTAGATAATCAATAAATATAATCTCTGGAACAAAGTTCTTCTTGAGTTTCAGTTCGTTCAACAACGCACGGAAGTGCGATGTATTTGCCTGACCTGTAGGATATTCTTTGATAATAAGTTTACCCTGTGTCTTGGCAGCAATCTGTGATACCTTGTCAGTGAACATATCTTTCGACAGGTTCTCCAACTGGTCAATCGGAACATTCAACAAGTTCGCGTCAATCCGTTCTGCGATGCGTTCCTCTGCCATCTCCATAGTAATATACAATACATTACGTCCCTGTGAGAGACCCGATGCAGCGGCATGACACATGAACAATGACTTACCAACACCAGTCCCCGCAAGTGCGATGTTCAATGTCTTGTTAGGCAGACCACCCTTAGTAATCATATTGAAATGTTCTAGGTCAAACGGAATACGTTCTTCCTGTTCATGATAGAAGTCATAACGACCATCTACATTCTCAAGATAGTCGTGACCGATATTGGTATCGAAGGTAACACCCAATGCTTTACTCAAGACATCAGGTATTGCATTCTTTTGTAGGGTTGCATGTTTACCATCGATGATAGAGATACTCTCCATCACTGCGTTGAATACTGCACGGTCTTGACACCACTTCTCTGTGCGTTCAATCAACCACTCTAGGTTTTCGGGTTCGGGTGTGAAGATATTTGGTAGGAGTTCAAGTGCGATGCGATAGTCATCTTCACCCAGACGATTGTTCTGGTCTATCTCAATCTTGAATGCTTCGAGAGTCGGAAGTTTATTGTAATCCGCAACAAACTTTGCAATCTCCTTAAAGAGACCACGGTATACACCCTCGAAATAATCAGGCGCAATGAACGGAAGAACTTTACGCATATACTCTTCATTAGTCAGTAAGTTCCTCAATACTGTCTGTTCCAGATTGATATTCATCTTCAATAAGTTCCTTTACTTGTTCGTGCATTTCATCAGCGGCATACATTTCACCTGTTTTATCATCAGATGCAATCATAGACCCATCGTGGATGGACTGTTCGATTATTGAAGATAGTATTCTACCACAATATATCTGAAATGGCAAGTCTTCGTCTATATCTAAATCGGGGTCAGGTGTGAATACAATTTCCATATCATATTTGAGATATCCGTCATCACCTTCTTCAACAATCTTAACACTGCCATATCTAATTACTGTCTCAGGATATTCTTCAAGAAGACGAACATCCCAACCGTCAGCGGCGTCTGATTGAGGAATTATCTTATAGTGGACATCCTCACTTAATTTTTCTTCGATATCATTCGGCATCTACAATCTCATCCATGTCTACTTTTTGTGCGAGTCCGATTGAGTATTGGGACTTGATGAACTCTGCGAAGTCTGTTCCTTCGAAGATTGGAGTCCAAAATTCCTTCGTGAGTGTTTCTGTCTGACGAACTTTCTTCTCATCACCAGCGACACTATACCATCCATTAGAAGGCTTAACAACGTAACCACCAGCCAAAGCAACATCAAGGAGACCACTAAACTGCTGGACACCACCTTCCCAAGAAACAGAGATAGGGATTTTACTTTTCTCTTTAACATAACGTGACTTCTCTACATTAATGATGAAGTGGTAACCTTTAATCTCTGTGCCTTGTTTGTCTTGTTGGCGACCAAGAATCCAAATGTTATCGGCACTATAGTAGATACCTGTGCCACCACCTACGATGTCTTTCGGGAAGAGACCAATCTCTTTATATGTATGGTTGACGGCAAGCATTGGAATGTTCTTCATGGTCAGGTAGGGAGTTACCATACGGAACAGACCTTTCAATGCTTTAGCACGAGACATATCTGCAACCGACTTTTCATTGATTGCATCTTCGAGTTCTTTCTTAGATGCAAGGTTACCAATGGAGTCGATGACAACGATGACATTATCTTCTCGTGTCAGTTCCTCAAGTTGACCAATCAAATCAAACTTGAGTTCCTCTACATTCGCAATCGGCGTATGCAGAACTCGGCTAGTGTCAATCCCGAACTGCTCGAAGTAAGATTGGGGCGAACCAAACTCACTATCATAAAAGAGCAGAACTGCATCTTCTTTCTCTTTCAGGTATGCACCCGCCATCAGCAGGGCGAAAGAGGTCTTGAAGTGCTTGCTTGGGCCTGCGAGGACTGTAAGTCCTGGCGTGACACCACCGTCAATACTTCCGCTCAACGCAACGTTCACCATTGGAACATTGGTTGGCACCATATCTTGTTCAGTGAAGAACTTACTATTCGACAGAACCTCTGTCGTCTTGATTTTCGAGTTCTTCTTCAGTTTGTCCATAATCGACATTGTTTGATTCCTCACGTTCATCTAATTCATACTGTTTACGATATTCATTGTTTATACTAACACATTTGTCAACTAATGTCAAGTCTTTATCAAACATTGTAAATGCTTTTGTGTCTTTGGGAAAACATGCGCCGCCAAACCCACGCTTGCCATCATAACCTGGCACGCGAGTGTGACCAACACCGATACGTTCATCTCTACCAATTGCATTCACAATAGTTGGGAAGTTGCATCCAAATCTTTGAATTGAATCATAGAGTTGATTAAAGAAAGTAACCTTCGTTGCAAGGAATGAGTTCACGCCATATTTAACAAATGAGGCCTCAGCAGCAGACATAAACAAAAACTCTTTCGCTGTGCAGAGACTATAGATGTCATACAGTTGTGCAAGACCTTTACATGCGTCAGGATGACCACCAATAATATGATAGTCTGCAAGAACAAATGCTTCTTTTGCACTGGACTCTGTGAGGAATTCTGGATTAAAGGTCAATCGTTTGATATCATCTTCAAAGACAGACCCTACGATTCGGTCAACGACATCAGGCGGTATAGTTGATTTTACAACAACACCACCTTCGGTATGTTCCAATAATTTCAAAACAGCATCTTCAACAATTGATGCATCTACGAACCCACTATCCGCCATTGGTGTCGGCGCACAAATAAAAGTTACATGTGGATTCCAATCTATCAATTGGTCAATTGTTGTATTATGTTTTGGGTCAACATAAAACTTTTCAATTTCATCATGGGTAAATGCATAATCAACTGCACTGCCGACAAACCCATGTCCAACAACACCCATACGCATTTTTTTAACTTCTTCACTCATTAATTTACTCCGTAATACTCTTTATACCAACGAACAAATGCTTCAACGCCTTGTTCGATATTCACTTTGGGTTTGTAACCCAGTTCTCGGAGTTTCCCAGTGTTACTCCAAGTTTCCAACGTATCCGCTGGATGACGGGGAGCGAGTTCAATGTCTGCTTCCCTACCTAACTCTTTACTTATACACTTAATAAAGTGCATCAGTTCTACTTGTTTACCTCGACCAATGTTGAAGATTTCATTGGATGGGACATCTTCAAACAATATCGTCTTGATACCATTGACAATATCACCGACATAGGTGAAGTCTCTTTTCATTTCACCATAGTTGAATGCCTGAATTGGTTTACCCTTCACGATATTATCAGTGAATTGAAATAGTGCCATATCTGGTCTACCCCACGGGCCATATACGGTAAAGAACCGAAGACCCACATTGTTCAGACCAGAGATTTTGAATTGACATTCATTCACCCACTTGGTATATGCATATGCGTTCAACTGATGACCAGTCACTTGGTCTTCTACCCAACCTGTAGGCGGTATGGGCGTTCCCCCATAGACAGAACTGGTTGATGCATACACAATCTTCTGAACATTATACATCTTACATACTTCAATCAGGTTTTGTGTTGCATCAATATTATCCTGATGATAGATTTGTTCTTTACCAAACGAGTCACGCACATTTGCACGAGCGGCAAGATGGACAACCATATGCGGTTTGAGCGTATTGAACGCTTGGTCAAGGTCATCAAAATCCTTGAGGTCACACTCATAGACTTCATGTCCAAAGTATTCTACACGATTCTTTTTGAGTGCAGGGTCATAGAATGTATTGTAGTTGTCCAGACCGACAACATCAAACCCATCTTCCAAAAGCGAATCTGCAAGATGACTAGCGATGAAACCCGCAGCACCAGTTATTAGTATTCGCATACTTTAACAACTCCATGATTTTTTCTTATTGCATATTTACTGTCTTTTGGAATACGTCTCGTCTCTAGAACTTCTTTGATATAATCTTTGAACATTTCTGCACCTTTGTAACCCCGCGATGGTGGATACAAATTATCTTCATTACCCATGAAAAAAATACACATCATGGCCACATCTTCAAATGCAACTGCCTTGCCATTATACTTGAGTATCTTATCTTTTTCAGATTTTCTACCCTGAACTATTTCAAACTTCTTAACCATTTCTGTAAATATACTCCAATGCTCTGTCTGCCTCTTTGTCAAGAGGACGGTTCTCATACCAGTTACCAGTCTCACGGTCTAACTCAGAACATAACTGTGATATCTGACTCGCACTGATTGGATAACCTTTAGATACTGCGTTACCAGCAATCGCAATCATAATCTGATACATCTTGTGATACCAACCTGTTCCCGTGATTGCACGATACTCTTGTTCCAACCGTTTAGGAAAGAAAGGACAGTCACGATATGATGTCCAGTTTATGTCAATATTATCTAGGGAGTTTTTACGATGTTCGATTACCGCCTTCTGTAGTTCAGGAGGCAGTCTGTCCATGAAAGTCTTACCCTGTGTCTCCACATATGAGTGTTTGTTCATCAACATGTCAGGGTCAATCTTGACACCCTTGTTGGTGAAGATGAAGTTGTATGCACTAGGATACTGCGCGGGAACATAATACATGCGCGACAGGTCTTTGGTCTGTTCATCTCCCAACTCATCAAACTCTTTGTTCATCGCAAACCAGAAGTGCGGTAGGTCTTTACTATGAACCTCACGGGTCAACGGAAAGACCAATCGAAACTTTGGTTGTTCTAATGTGGATGATGCAGTCGAATAACAGATGTAGTAATACTCACCAAACTTCTCTTGCAATACAGACTCTAGGTCACCAACCACCACGAAATCGTCAACATCAAGAGCAGCCCAACCACCCCATACATCAACATTCTTATTAGACCTCGTAGTATCGGAAATATAACGAGCAGGACTAATAAGAGGAGAAGAATTACTTCCACCTTTTTCACCTTTCTGTTTTGATAACGAATATAACAAAGACTCAAGACCGTCCCAAGAGTCGAACTCTTGAACACGGTGAGTCTTGTTGTCAAACGTATTCTTGAATATTGTCAAAGAATAATTCATTATGTAACTATATCATACCCTTCATCATTTGTCAAGCATGAATACAACAATCACACAACGGTCTTGGTCAACCAGTTCGGGCATGTGTAACTCTTGTCCATTATACCAGACAAATCGATTCTTCTTAAATTCTACGAGTTCTCCGTTGTAGTATGTTCCCGTATTACCCCAGAGATAGATGACACCCGCCCACGGATACCTATCTGTATGTGGTGTTAATGCTCTATCTGGATTACTCTGTAACCATTCTTTCTCTTTTCCGTCTATACGATAAAAGTGAAGTCGGTCAACTATCTTACCCGTTGTCTCTTCAATCTTGCGAGTGACTTCAGGATATTTTGTTTTGATATCAAGCGTGCGGAGTCCTGTCCACCCTTCTTTTACATTCATCAAAAAGTTTGACGAACTTAATGTCTGATACTGAACCTTTTCTGCTTCTCTACGAATCTCCCAGAAGTCATCAAGAAAATCATCATGTATATTCAAATCATGCAAAGAACATATCCAACTGTGCTTTAGGTTCTGCGCTCCAACCAACCGCATCAAGGATTGGTTCAAGCGGGTCAAGGAAAGTCTTCTCAAACATCTTGTCGTAGTCCACATATTTTGCGAGTGCAAGTTCGCGTGGTAGGTTGACAGGATAGGATATGACATTCTCCTTGATTGGGTTTGGTGTCTTCAAGTAGATGAACTTTACCTTCTCACCATTCTTGACTGTCTCATAACGAGGCATCTGTTTTGTATAATGATTATATAGTAATGCACCACGAACATGAATTGGTGTAGACTTTTTGTAAATAGTCTTACGGTCAGACCACTTATCTATGTCTGACACCCCACGAGGAAATGAGATGTCCTCGGCGGGTAGACCAGTGAACTTATTTCGGAAGTCGCGAATGAAAGATTGTGTTTCTGATTCTGAACCCTTGACCAATATACGAAACATTTCTTTCATCTTATCGCGCACGACTTGGGGAGTAGATGACTTGATTGCCTCGATACCCATCATCTTGAGTTTAGGTTCTGCATACTGCACACCCTCAGAGTTATGAACATTGAGAATGTATCGTTTCTTTGCAACCCAGATACCACGGTCTGCAATCACCTCACGACCCATCTCCATACGATTGACGTATGCGTTGGTGTAGTCTGCAAGTTCCTGATAGGACTTTTCCAGAACAGTCTCGAAGTGGTCACGACAAATCTTGTCAAGAAACTTCACAGGGTCTTTGGGGTTGAACTGATTAACAATCTTACTCATATTAATATAGAGCGAGTCAGTGTCAATCGCAATCACATAGTCAGAGTCATCAGTCTTGAGAAGAGTATTCATCTCTTTATTGACTGCACGTTCTGCCCACTTGATTGACAACTGACCCGCAAGGGTGATGGACTCCGCAACTCTTTGGTCAAAGTAACGAAACCATCGGTTACCCAACGCACCATACAAACTGTTCATGAGGATTTTAATCGCCATCTGTTGATTGTCCATTGTTGCGATTTTGTTTGCAAGTGTTTTGGTGGGAGTTTGTTCATACTCTTGTTGCGCCTCTAACATCTGATTCTTGATGACACGGCGTTCAGAGTAATACTGTTTAATGACACTAGGAATGATACCTTCTCTGTCTCGTCTGAAACGGACACCTGAAGGTGCGAGTGCATATTCGGGGTCTGTATCGGTAACCCCTCGCAACATATGTTCAACCGAAGTGTGAGTGATACCGTCCACCACAGTTTCGGGAGACATATTGTATTGCACAATAATATTAGGATATAGAGAATTGAGGTCAAAGGAAGTAACCCAATCATGTGACCCGACTTGCGGTTCTTTTACATAACCACCCGCATAGTCGCCCTTTGGTTTTTCAACCTTTGCGGGAACTGTAATCTTCTGTTGATTGAGAATCCGATAGATGATTGTGTCCCAGATAGTAGTCGTTCCAAGAACCTCTTCATAGTTCACCCCGCCTTTATATGCAAGGGTAAACGCAAGGTCAAGGAGACCCAACTTCTCATCCAGTTTGTCTACCAGTTCAACGTCTCGAATATTATAGTCGATGAACTTCTGATAGTCTTCCTTATAGAGAGTATACAGATTACCATACTCTTCATAGGATAGTTTACGTTCACCCAGAACGACAAACGCAATGTGGTCAAGTCGATAGGACTCTTGTTGACCTAGAGTATTGTAAGTGAACTTTTGAAATAGATT